AAATTTCTGTGAATCATAACCAATTGCATCTCTACCAATAGTAAAAATATCTTTTTTTGGATATTCAACCTCTACCTCTTGTTGAAAAAATGCTCGAAAGAATTCTTCTATTGAAAATCTAGATCCTTTATTTCTATAGTGATCAGCAAACCTTCTAATAGAAAATCTAGGCTTTAAAAAATTATCGGTATTCTGTAGGCCTGATCCTAAGGAAGAAACCATTTGATCTAATCTTGCTAGATCAGTTTCACTTATATCCCTAACAGAAAATAACTCTTGTATGTCTTCATCAAATCCCCCATCAGAATCTAAAAAATCATAATAATATTCTAGAAACTGAACTAGGTCAGGATAATCTTCAGTAAAGTGTTCCGGCAGTACTTCCTTAACACTACGATTTCTGAAGTTAACAGGCCTACGGCCATAATTAATTAGTTTATGTGACATGTTACAAGGTCAATACTGTGTTTTGGTAATCGATTTGAGATTGTGCAAATGATAGGTCTTCATCTAATTGAATTACGTAATTTCTTAGCGGTCTTATTGTACTTTGGTTTGCAGGGGTCACTGATATTTTTAATTCAGAAGATCCCCCCTCTAGTTCAGTTGGATTAAACCCTTGGAGTAATACTATACCAGTATCTTGATTATACTCACCAATATTATCTATTTCTACTTCATTATCGATATTAACTAATTCTATTTTATTAGAGCTTAGTTTATTTCTTAGGAAGCATATTTTATTATTAAAGGTAAATCTACCCGACGTTACAATCCTATCCAGGTTATCTGGGGCAGCAATTGTCATAGGGAACTTAATACTGTAAGATAAAGATTGTCCAGTTATCGGAGTAAATCTTCTTTGTACTTTAACTACTATTCTTGAGTTAAGAATAGCTTCATCAAGATCATCGATTTCGCCTATTAACTTTGACCTTCTAAACACCTCGTTGAATTTCGCGAGGTTAACTGTAAAGAAATTCTGCATAGTAGAAAATACTAGATTTTCTGTTGCTCTAGGGGTCAAGTTAGTAAGATCAGGATCAAAATTAAAAAACGTTTGTAATTCTAGATATGCAATCTCTGTTTCTGTAAATTCCGTATCAATAGACATGACGGCAAGATTGTCTGTTAATTCATTTACAATTCGATCTTTTACTTCTACCTGGACTGATTCGGAAATACCTTGCTTAAACTTTATACCAATAAATACTTTACCATATTCTACAGGATCATTATCAGCACCACCCCAAGATACAACGTCGTCAATGTATGCATTGAAATTAGCTAATACTTGAGCCTTATAATCTTCCGCTGTAACCAATCTTTGCTGCGAAGCAAAATAGATAGGAGCATTTTGTCTTATAGATTCTATTCCCTCTTTAAATGCACCAGCGGATGATACAGCATCAGTAACTACTGTAATAGGGTAATCTGTACCTTCTATATTTAAGTCAGCCGTTGGGACGTATACACTAGCACCATTTGCAGTAGGACCAACCGTTGAAAGATAGGTAATTACTACTTTATTACCAGCCGTTGGGGTTTTCCCCGTTGTAATACCATCACTAAATAGAATTTCGTAATAACCATTCGGTACTTCTTTTATCTGATAATGTTTAGAACTACTAGTAATACGAATAGCTTTTTTCAAATTAGTATATGTTTCGTACGTACTAGATCCAGCTGTTTCATAAACCCTAACTAATAAGGATTCTGTATCAAGTGTAACATCTGGCATAACATATATTTGGGTTTCTTCGGTTTCCCCTACGAAAAAGGTTTTTGTCTTTTCAATACCTTCATATACCGGTATTGAATTACTATCTTCTGATGTTTTAAATTCATAGAATCCGCTACCATTATCTATTGCAGAATATGATTCTCTAGTTCTAAAAGTATAGGATACTCCAGCTACAGTTGCAGTAAAAGAAGTACCTCTTGGTAAATTAATAGATGTAGGTCTATTCGAATCTGTTATAGTAACTGAAATATTCAAATTACCTTTAGAAGAAGTATAAGATCTAGGGGTATATCCTAAAGCCTCTGCATGAGATACAACTGACGATCTTAATTGAGAAGTATTTAGAAATGATTCATTTAAGGCAAAGTTTGCTGTCAATCCATTAAAATGAGTATTGTAAGCTAGAACATCTAGAATATTTGATAGTCCTGATGCTTCAAAATTATAATCAGAAAATTCACTTTTTGATTTCAGATAATCCTTAAGCCTACCTTTAACTGTATCAAAATCCAGATCGGCAGATCTAATTGTAGTAGCCATTTATCTTAACCTCGTTAATTGTAATTCCACAGTTTCAATCTGTTCTGTATTTCTAATCTGGAAAGTAACAGATACACTTGCTGAATTATAGTCTCCCAGAAGAGAGGATTTAACTTCTAAAACCTTTGCTCTAGGCTCATATTTTTCAACCGCTTCTGTTATAATTTCTTCTGAAAGCTCATCATCAAAGTCTGTATCTAGATTAAATAAAAGAGAATTTAGATTTCCCCCAAAGTCAGCAAAAAAGGGTTTTTCACCGTAACTAGTTAATAAAAGATTTTTAACTGCTTGTTTTACTGCCGCGGCATCTGTTTTCTTATAAACATCTTTATCTGGTCTTAATGCAAATGACAGATCTATGTCACTAAAAGCTTTTTTCCTAGCCACATTAAGTGTACTAGTACTTATATTTCCGTCTTCAATTGAAAAAGATCTTAAGGGCATTTGTATTTTCTCTAATAGTTAATCGTATTTATCTCTCTATTTATTATGAATACACCTGAATATTTTCAGTAGAATTGAGTTTACATTCAACTAATTCATTAGTTGCCTGTACAAAATTATTAAACCGAGTTTCTACAATATTAGAATATTCTACATTCCAGGGCGAAATAATTTTAGGAAGAATGAGAATAATTTGTACATTTAGAATACCGCTGGGATCGTAAGTATCATAGTCTAAAATGAGTTTATCAAAATTTAAATTATCTTTCCAATATACAGCTAGATCAAAAGTCTTCGAAGGATTAATTTTACCTTCTTTGTTTAATAATTCATAAACAACAGCCTGACCGGTTTTCATAAAATAATTAATGCTGTCGATATCTAGTTTTTCTAAGGGTTCTGGTCTATATAATCCTTCAGCAACAATTAGTCTATGATCAGAAAATTCTCCATCAGGTTGCCTTACAGTAGTCATAGCATCAGCATGCATTAATAACTGTCTTGCTATTCTTTTCTTTTCTTCTTCAGTGGTTATGTAATCTAAAGTTACTGGGTCAGCATAACCACCTAGAAATTTAGCCATAGTAATACCAGGCGCTAATTTAGTACGAGATGTAATCTTATCCTGAAAATCTGGATTATAATATGGATCAGGTACATACTTCATGATGACGTAAACCTCTTATTAATACCCTTCGAAGAATTCCCAATTGGAGTACTACCCCTCTTGATACCAGGTTCATTCGATACTGTTCTACCAATAGATGTAGGTGTTGGTCTAATATAAGATGCTGATAATTTACCTTCTGCTATTTGAGACCCTATAAATTTTTCATTTGCTATTGTAATAGGATCTCTTAATTTAGACCGAACTTCTGGTGTTGTTAATCGTCTTGCTGATATTCCACCGTAATCTACTGTTTTATCAATTTGGTTTTTAAGACCGTCGCCATAATCTACTTTAACCCTACGAACGCCTTTATTAGAAACATTTAAGTAATCGTCTATAATAATATTATCTACTTCGACAGTAGTTTTATTTGTTGCTTCTGTATTATCAATTGTTTGTGATCCACCACCAGACCCAGGTCCCAATGGAGCTGACCCAGCTTGGTCTGCGGCAGCAGCAAATGATGCTTTACCATTTAAAGATCCATGGAATGTAGTAGCATACATTGCAGTTGAATGTGTTGATGTAGTATTGACTCGATCTATATGAGCTGTCTTCCCATAATATACAATTTCATCCCCACCGAATGTACCACTATCACCGATAACGGTCAATGATGAAGCTCCGATATTAATATTTGGAGAAGAAAGTACAACTTCATCTTCAGCAGTCATTGTAAGAATACCACCAGTAAAGTGATTAGTATCTCCTTCAATAAAAACATTCAGATCTTGTCTTACGAATGAATTTTTGTCAACATAAATTGTTTCAGTCTCAGAACCTAATACATATTTTGATTTATTCTTTTTAATTGTTGTCTCATGATTCCTATGTACCTTTTGACGATATGATCCTTTTATATCTTTATCTTCATCGCCACCAACATTGACGTTAAAATCTCCACCTACCCTAAGATCAAAATCACCACTTACGTTTAATGTCAGGTTACCATTATATGATATCTCTCCATCGCCTTCAATAATAACTTTTTCATCTCCACCAGAGATTCGAATGGTGTTTTTTACTGAACTAATTATAACACTTCCATCAGCTCTTAATTCTACGCCGGCGCCGGTTCTGTGCTTAAATAGCATTCTTTCTCCGCCAGGAGTATCATCAATCTCTGTAACGTGACCTGATATAGTTTCTCTTACTTGATTTAAGGGGTATTGTGAAGCTATAGTATCATTTAGATCTAGATCAATCCCACGATCCCCTCCCCCAGTATAAAGCTCATTACGAATAATACCTCTAGCAGCTAAGTTAGTAGAAGCTACATTAATATATTCTTTTTTAGGAAAAACTTTAGAGGGATCTTTAAATCCGTCTTCCTCAACCCCTACTGTATCATATTCAGCCATTATTTTTTACTCCATGAATTAGTTTCAGAATTATAAATGTAACCATTGTTTATCAGATCAGATCGATTCTTATCTATTTCCTGTACAAGTACATCTATATTTCCAAGCAATACATTATTCTTTTCTATAGCATCGTTTCGTTGAGTGCTACCACTAATGAAATTTTGTATAGAACTTTCACCAAAAGCCCTTTGATCTCTAGAAAGAATATTTGAATTTTTTATTTTACTTGAAAGCGTTGATGCTAGTGAATTTAATTCTTCTTCAGTCGGTAATTTAAATTTCCCTGTAGCTGCATCAATTTCTTTACCAGCATTTTTAAGAATATCCTTTGTAGGAATAACCTGGGGAATTCCTTTACCTGAAGGACTGGATATCTTTTTAGGAAGCAAGTTAACAGCTTCTTCTTCAGTAATAGGTTCATCTTTTTGACGTATATCATAGTCATAAACAGTAGTTTTATTTTTCTGACCTCTTACATATAATTCTACGTCAAATCCTGGTGCAGAAGATCCGTTGTCTATATCTCTTCTTCCAACAATTTCCCCGCCAGGATAAATTTTATAGTAAGTGTCTATGAATGCCCCGAATGAACTCCATTGTTCCGAAGTAATAGATCCTGAGTTAAGATATAAATCTAAGTTTGGTACTTTACTTGGAACTGTATATCCTGCAACAAATCCTACGTATATTGTCCCTTTATTCCATTTTGTTTGTGGTCCAGGATCTATAGATATAGGCCTACCCCTTTGTATGGTACCATCCTTTTGTATAACATAGTGCCATTGTATACCCGATTTAACACCCTGCTGAACTGGATAAAGCGGCCCAAATTGTGACACTGACCTTTGTATTTCCTGCACATGGATATCTTTAGCCTTATAAAAATTATTACTCCAAGTCTTAGACCAATCTACAACAAGGGTAGTGATTTTCCGAGGATTTTTCTTAAGATCAAATTCTAATTCTTCCTTTGTATCAATATTTTCGAATACATAAGTTTCTGGAGTAAGAGCACCTAAGAACTTATTACCTTGGGCAATAGCATTAAAAGGGATATCTGAGATTTTTATTTGCTTATTAGTATTATTAGGTTTTGCTATTAATTTATTTAGATTTGATGCGCCATTTTCTTCTACTATATTACTTGGTACATCATATCCTTCAGGTACTATAAACCCATCGGGAACTGAAGTAACAACTTCTCCAAACTTATTAGCCGATCCAGTACCTTTAATTTTACCGGCGACTGCAGCAAGTAAGTTACCAAAGCTACTACCTAGGTTTCCAAACCCAAGCTCACTTTCAGATTGCACTGGGTTATCTAGGTTTCTCATAATTCTCCGAACAATCTTTTTTGATTCTGCAGTTATTTCAGTAGGTATTTCTTTTTTTACTGATTCGGACACTTTTTCCGGAACTGCAGAACTTTCCTCTAATGCTTGTCTCATATTAGTATCAGTAGCCGAAAATACGCCACTTAATGCGCTTCTAATTGATTTAGGATTACCCGCAACTGTAACAGCATTCAACAGAGCGGAAGAAACCGGTTTTCCGGTTAATGTTTCAATTTCAGATTGTTTAGTAGAAAGAGTTGTAACTGGTATATTAGGAACACTTTCTGTTAATTTAGCAACTACTGGTTCATCACTTACACCAATATTTTGTTTAAAATTTTCGGTTAAGGATTTAAATCCCCCTAGTACTGAACCTATAATATCTCCTGTTGGCGCTCCTTCTGCTGAAAGTCTTTCAATTTGAGAATTTAATGCCTTGGCTTCAACTTCTGCTAATGAAGCAATTTCTTCAAGACTACGAAGATCGAAATTAAATATTTCCTTTGCCAATTGTGGATCGTATTCTACAATTTCCTCTACGGTGTAATCTACTTTAATCTCATCATAAGCTTTTCTTAACGAAATAGTTTTTTCAACTAATTCATAGTCAAACACACTAGTAAAAAACGGCTTGTCACCTCTTTTCACTTGCACAGAATTAATTGAAGTTGGTATACTACCAAGGGTAATCGTATTAGTTTTTCTGGCTCTTTCAATTGGCATTCTAAGTTTCCATCTTCTCTAATATCTCTTCAGAAAATTTAATTCTACTATCAGTACTTCCTGGAGCAGGTCTTTCATAATATGCCTCAAAGACCCTTGAGGCTTGTTCAACAGTTTGGGTTTTCCTCAATAGTCCTAAACCAAAATAAGGATAGGAGTACAATTCATGTTTTATAAATTCTAACTGTGGCAATAATTCCCTAAAATTATATTTTCTTTCTGAACAGAATTCTTTTAAGGCACCAAGTCGATTACCAGCTCTACTAGAGGGATTCCATTGCGCAATTCCAAAGGAGCCTTCACTTGAGTTTAATGCTAATGGATTTAAATCCCCTCTGTTTGTATTAGCTCCCGATTCTACCATCAGATTTCCAATAATTCCACAGGTTTGTTGTACTGTAAAAGAACCTCCTTCGGGTGATAAAAAGAATACATAAGCTTTTTCAATGTTTGTATTA